CCGCTCATATTTGGAATACGTGGTTGGTGTACTTCGTTTTTAACTCTTTCAACAAAGCCCATTGCTTTGTGTGCTGGCATGTTACCTACGTCAATATAGAACACACGTCTTTCTGGTGCTCGTTGTACACGATAGATGATAATTGAATCTTCTAATAATTCTTTTTGCTTGTATACTTTAAACACAGGTTCAAGTATACTATCACCAAATGGCCAGTTGCTATTCATTCCGTCACTTAAACTAACATGCACAACATGTGCTGAACTTACTGCAAACTCTGAATTAGTACTTGAAGAATTGTTAGCAACAATACCAGCATTGCCTTTGGCTGCTGAATAACCAGTTGTTGGATTAACTGCGGTTGAGTCTTGATGTTTCTTTGTATCAGTTGCTACTAGGTCATGTAAATTCAATGCAATATTTTTAATAATGTATTGATCAATCGCTCGGCCTTCGCTTTCGTTAATAATTGTTTTGGACACATCACCCGAATGTACTTGTACAAGTTTATATGTTTCGGGATCTCTAATAAAGAATTGATCGCCATATTTAATACATTGTCTAAACATAGAAAACATTCTACGTTCAAAGTTATTAATTTTGCACCATTGCTTTAGTGTAGTTTCTAATGCACTAATTTCTGAATCTGTTGGTTTTGAGTTGTACACAAGTTTAAATGGCAACTTAGTTACAGGATCTAACTGTGTACTAAATTCTGCAATAGTATCTAGTGCTGCATTAATTTCACTGTCTTGGTCCATCTGATCATACTGCGTATATCGTTCAACGCGATTTGGTTGACCACTGTATACTTCAGGTAACCAACTCTGCCAGCGATTATTGCTCGTGGTTCCACCACTTGTTCCATCTCCTGGGTTGTATCTTGTAAAATGTTTTTTCCAACTCATATTATTATGCCTTTTGCGTTATATATGTATTTATCACTTTGTACTGTATTAATAATGATGTCCACGTCTTCTAGCTGCTAACGCTTCCCTTCTTTTATTTTCTAACAGTTTTGCCTCTGATTCTAGTGCTGCAATTGATCTAGTTAAGTAGTCTGTTTCCAATCGTTGTATTTCTCTCTGTTCAAAGGTATTATTACTTCTTATTATACTGCCGTTCTGAACTTTTGTCAACCTTTCCTTTAATGCTGGTAAACTAGCAGTAGATAGCTGTGCTACAGGTGTTGAATCAAATTTTGACGTTAATCTATCTGATAGAGATGTACTTGTAGGTATAATGTCGCCTGTTCCAGGTGGACCATTATTTGTAGTTACAACTGTTGTAGGAGCATCATCTTTGGTGCTATCTTCGGTGCCATTAAACCATTGTGTAAGCGCACTCTTTGCATCTGCGCCAGTACTTGCTACTTTATTAAATGTTTCAGCTACTCCGCTAGTTATATTTGTTAGCGTAGTAAATGGAAGTGTAATTGCGTCTTGCATACTTAAAAACATCTTAGTTGCATCATTCATTGTTTTAATTGTTGTACCTGCTTCAGCTAGCTTTTGTGTAGTTTCTGTAATTTTTGCCTCAAGATCGCCTGCGCCTAATTTAATCCATTCTCCAAAGTTCTTTTGAATCATTACACCAGTGCCTTGTAAATCTTGTACAGCTCTAGCAAACGTGCCGCCGCCTGCGGCTGCTGTTGCAATTTTTGTCATATCCATATTATTAAATTCTTTAAGCAATGCATTGTTTGCTTCCTCAGATGTAATGTCGCCGTCTTGTACCATTTTATTAATTCTTTCAAAGAATCCCTCTTCCATAACAGTTTCAAATGCAGTTCTTGCTTCGCCGTTCATTCCAGTTCGTATATCAAAGTTCTTAATATTATCTGAAAATTGGAAAAGGTTTCTATTTAATGAACTAGCCAATTCTTCCATTAGTGCATTACCCGGTCCTTGGTCTTTTACAAGTGACAACTGTTTCATAAATGCTTCTGCTGTAGCTGCTTGTCCGTCTAATCCTTGATCTTTTAACTTAGCAACACCGGCTGCGCCGAATGTATCACTAAGTGCGTCCATTTGTCTTGCTAATGCATCGCCTCTATTTAATGATGTTAAACTTGCAAGTGCTGTTGATTCAACTACTAAGTCTGTAAATCCTTTTTCTAGCCCTGCGCCACCATCTGCTAGCTTTTTATCTATTCCACCTGTTAAACGTTGTGTTTCCATATAATTAGCATAACTGGTCATTAATTCTGTATTCTTCATACCTAAGTCACCAAGGTCGTCTGTGCCTTCGGACATTGACTTAAATAACTTTACAAAGTTTTGAGAACCTCGTGATACGTCTCCGCCGAGTGCTGTCATTGTTCCACCAAAGCCTTGTACTGTTTCAGCAAATGCATTATATGTTACACCAGCTTTAAAAGTTGAGCTATACAGGTCATCAAATGAACTTGCTGAGTCAAAAAAGATTGCACCGCTTTCGATCATCTTGCCCTGTACTTCAGCAAACTGTTCAAACTTTTTAGCGTTCCAACCTGCGTATGCAAGTACAGCATCTGTTGCAAGATCTAGTCCACCTCCAAATCTGTCTAAGAAGCCTGACAATGCTGGAAACTTTTTAGTCACTGCTTTAAGACCGCCTTTACCATCTGATCCTTTCATTGTATTTACTAACTGTGATGCAGAATCAACTACACCAGATAATGGTTTTTCTGCGTTGCCAAAGAAACCTGCTGCTTTAGTGATATGCTTTGCACCTGCAAGAATCATTGCTGACTTGCCTTTTGCATCTTCTTTATCAGTTTCTGTGTTTGATTTGACTCCTTTAATTACATCATCTAAGGCGGTGAGTACTTCAAGATCTAGGTTGGCACCTTTTTTTACACCCTTGAGCATTTGTCTAGTTATTGCTTGTTCTCTGTTAGCAAGCTGGACCATTTGAGCTAGTGTGGTCTCTGTTGCCCATGCTGGTATTTCTAGTGTACCCGATCCATCTGGTAATGGTATGTTAAGTTTATCTGCCATTTAATATCTCATCTTTTATTGGAAGCCTGCTGCCTCTTCCACTGCAAGTTCTTCTTGCAGTTTAATTCTCTTCTCTATTAGTGCAAGATGATAAATTTTTAATTCAGCAATCTTTGCTAGTATACTATCTTGTTGTAGTTTATAATTTGATAATTCATCTTCTGTGAGTGCATCCTGGCCTTCAACGGGTTCACTATCTTGTAATTCAGTTAACTCGTCATAGTTTTCTACTAATTTTGCTTGATCAAATTCATTCTTTGCTATAGTAGCTTGAGCAACTTCTATTGTTTGTACTTGTTCAACTGCTGCTTCTATTTGTCTTTGTCTATTTACTGTCATTATTTCTCCAAACTCGTCACCTCTACCAAATAGGTTAGCTGTTGCATTTCCCAATGCCATCATCGAGTCAGTTAACAGTTCTGCACCCTTGCCCATGCCTTCGTATCCTGGAGTTAATAATTCTTGCATATTTTTAAAACCAATAGCCATGTCATCAATGACATCAATTGAGCCATCTGCTTTATCCATCATTTTTATATAATAAGAAGAACTTTCTAATTCAGTTACATCAGCATTCCAATAAGAATCTGGTATTGTGTTTGTTAATGCTTTAAGTTCGTTAGCCTGAGTTAACAGTGGATCAAATCCTGCTACTGTAACTGATTGATTTTTAATTAATTCTGCAAACTTTCTTTGGCGGGCCATTGCATCGGCTTCGCTAGTAATCTTACCGGTTGCAGTATCTTCTACTAATTTAATATATTCTTCTGCTACTCCCGGTCCTACTGCTCTGAATTTTGCCAGTATTTCAGCTGGAATATTATTTGCTGCGCTCTTATCAAACTTAATATCAGCCAGTGTGCTAGTGGTATCGTCTTGGAATTGTTTTGCAAAGTCTTCACCAAATGTTCCAGCGTTTAATATTGCAAAAAATCCAACTGCATCTGAAATATTCTTAGCTGCGCCGTCGCCTAATGTTTCTGCAATAGCATCAGCATTTTGAATTAATGCAACTTGAAAGTCTACACTATTTCTTGCTTCGTCTCTTAATCTAAGTGCTTCAGATCTTTGCATGCCTAAATTGTTTCCAGAAAATACTGCAAGTTTATTAGCAGATGCAAACGAATCTAGCACACGACCTTTTGTGTATGCATTCATTTCAGTAATCTCGCCTAACTGGTATAATGTTTCTGCTTCTTGTGCAATAAGTGCAGACTGGTCTTGTACAGCTAATCCATAGTCATGAAATACTTTATCTTGTGCAATATTATTAATAAAGGACGACATTGCAATTTGTCCGTCTAATACATCGCCCGATGCTGATATTATAAATGGCTTAGCTGCTTCTGACATTTCAGAATACTGTTTCATTCCCATTCCTAGTTTTGCAACACTAGCTCTAAGTGCAGTATATTGAGTCAGGTCGCCTGCAACTGATCCCATTTCAATTAATTGTTTCATTTCTTTTTGTTGTTCTGTTAACAGTCCTGCAAATATGACTCCAAGCCCAGTTGTAACAACTCCAATAGTTCCTGCTGACTTTGCTAATAATCCAAAGCCTTTGCCAACTACACCAAATCTGCTAGTTAAATTTCCTACGCTTATGCCAACGTTTGCTAATATCTTAGAAGTTTCATGTGATATTTCTGCCATTGCACCTGCTGCTGTCATGTCGGAAGTAGCAATAGTCAACGCTTTATTTCCTTTTACCATAACTGCTTCAGTAAACCCAGCAACATTGTCTGCACCTGCGGCTACTCGCTCAGCTGCTGCTTTAATTTTCTGTACATCGGCAGCTGTTGTTTTTCCAAGTATAGCAGCCACTTTAGTCATCGTAGAAATGTTAACCGTGTCAGCAGACGCTAACTTTCCCATAGTTTCTTCAGATGCCCAGGGTGGTAGGGCGCCTAGTATTTGATTTAGTTCATCTTGGTTCATAATTTAACATTTCTCATTAAGTGCCGTTTTAATTCTGATAAATACTATTGTAATATACTGTATTTATGCTATTCATAAAAACTGTATATAATTGGAGAATATAATAATGACAAACCCATTAATTCAAGCATATCGAAAGCCTGCATTATACATTCCATTACCAAGTGGTGGTAGATTTTATAAAAATCCGCCTAAACTTAGTATTGATAATGAATTAGCAGTGTACGCTATGACTGCAAGAGATGAGCTAATAACTAAGACACCTGATGCGTTGTTTAACGGAGAAGCTACAGTAAGTTTAATTAGAAGTTGTTGCCCTGACATAGTCGATCCTGACTCATTGCCAGTTGGTGATTTACTTGTTATACTTGTAGGAATTAGACAAGCTAGCTACGGTACCAGCATAGACATGGACGTTAAATGTCCAAAATGCGACGAAGACAATCAATTAACACTTGATGCAAACGTGTTGTTATCAAAAACAGTAACAACACCAACTGATCAAGATGTAACATTACCAAGTGATTTTAAAATTGTTTGTAATCCCTATACATTGCGTGACAGAACATTGTTACAAGTACAACAAATTAAACAACAAAAAATGATACAGGGTCTCGGCGATGCTGCATTAGACGACACAGAACGTCAAGACTTATTTGGAAAAACATTTGTTGAAATTGCTGAACTTACTGTTGCATTAATTACAAACAGTATAACAAGTGTACAGGGTAAGGACACAGATGTTATTGATGATAAGGATACAATCAGAGAATGGTTGCAAACCATTAGCAAAAAAGATTATGATATAATCAAAGCTAAGGTAGAAGAATTAAGTGAAAGTGGATTAGAAACTGAATTTAATGCTTCATGTCAGGCATGTGAACATACGTGGAAAACAAGTGTTGACTTAGACATTGCAAATTTTTTCGAGGGTTGATAGCTTCTCGTCAACCCGAACAAATTGTAAAAATAGTTGAGCAGTATAACAAAGAGATGGAAAAATTAGAATCAAACTATATTGATATAGTAATTCGTAGTGAAGGTTCGTTTAGTTATCAGGATATCATGACAATGCCAATTAACAGTATACAACTGTTAGTTGAACGTATGAATAATAGAGTTGAAGAAATTAATAAATCTCGTAAATAACTTTTAAGAGTGATCAGTGATTAACTTGTAATAGTCCACTGGCCAACTATCGTAGTATGTTGTATTATCTTTTAGGTGTGTACGCTTTTCTAGCAAATCATCAGTACGTTGAATAAACACACAATCCGTAAAATTCTTAACAAAGTGTCCACTGCTACGTGTACTAGTAAAGTACAATAGTGTAGGATTCTCTTCACCCAACTGGGCGCAATATTTTTCTACAGTAGACATATCGTCTAAATCACCCAACCAACATATACCCATCTGAAACGCAATAGGATCAAATGATGTCATGGTCGTTAAATCATCACGTGCATCTATAAACTGTAGAGTCTGTTTTATTCTAGCACTTCGAGCATAAGGACAAACAGGAAAGCCATCGTCTTTTTTAGGTTCTATTGATGTTTGTACAAATGTTAGGAAGTTTGTTTGGAATTCGTTAAATGTCATAGTACTACTTTATTCTGAGTTTGGCTATACCCTATAGTAAGAGTATAGTTAATCGATATCTACGATATCATCATCTTCTAAAGCTAACGCTTTATTCGATGTACTTTGCTTACGCTTAAATTAATTAGTTTAATTGTATATTAATTATAAGAACATATGAATATAATTAACTATATTATTATTTATATAATAACTTTTTACATGATTTTCTATTCACACTTAGCTTATACAAAGCCAAGTGCAAAAAAAATATCGTAGTTTTTACATAGATATCCACTCACAAGTACTATAGTAAACCTAGTTTAACACCTAGGAAGGGCGGTTACGCTGTACCCTTATTACATACTGCTTTTCTAACGCAGAAACATCCGGAGCCATAGTATCGACTTTTGGACTATCCTCAAGTTACGAGCGTTCGTAGAGCTTGATCATTTTGATTTGTCAAATCAGTGTATTGACATTGCTGGCACACCAGTTCCGGTCACAACGAAGTAACCTCAAGGTGAGTAGAGCGATCTCTACTAGTCAGAGCCTGTGTTGCCTATATTAGTTTTGTTTTTGCCAGTGTTTGCGAGATATGGTATCGGTTTTGCTTTTTGGAGTTTTAGTATACTACTAGTTATATGATGCTTTAATTATTAGCTTATAACAGCGTTAAAACTTAACTTCTTGTATACTATAACAGAAATGATATAGTCTGTCAACTATTTTTTAAATGTTCTGTAAGAATTTTTGAGCTTCCAACTCTCACGTTGATGATTCCATTGTAGTAATCATCTGTTTCTAAAACTTTACGATCGAATTGTTCTTTTGCTTCTAAATAACTTAGAACACCTCTACTAGGACAAAAATACAAAATCTCTCTTGTAAATTTATCTTCTCCTAGTGTTAATACGTCTGCATTTAAATGATCTGAAGATCCCCAATAAGTTCTCCAATCACTTTCTTTAGTGCCACGTCTTTTATTCTTTCTTCCTTTTAGCGGTGGCTTAGTTGTTTTAAACCTTGCTAATTTTTTACCTATGTACTTTTTATCGTTAGTGAGGTTTGTAATTAAATATACGAACCCTTCACAGTCTGCCGGTAGTTCTTCAACTACTTCATTGTTATATGTCCACGGCATTACTGTTTCTCTTTGACCCATTCATTTATGGTCTTCCTGATTAAATCTAAGGTATCAAGCCCTAGTGTGGATTCATCTATAGTATTAGGAGCATGTAATAGTACATACTCGGGATTTGTTATTCCATCATCTAAATCTAATATACTTTGATCACCCACGGTATACTCTGACAGAATAATCATCTAACTTATCAATTAGATCGTAATCACCTGCCATTCTACACATCTTTTTAGCTAATTCTAATTTAGCATTAGTGTATTCTTTTATTTCTTCTTTAGTAATATCAAGTACTGGATTAGTGTCAATGAATACATGCTCGTATTTAACTTGCACACATGCTGGCAACAATTCTTTAACTTTATTATAATTTGTTAAGTCAATTGCTGGTTGTGTAATAACAGCCTGCGTAAATGCTTTTAAGTAATCTTCTTCGTGTGTTTTATCTTCAGTTGACAACCAAACAAGGTATGTTAAGCAAAACAAACTAGGAGCAAACGAATTACCAACTGGAATTTCAAATTCAGTTTTAATATATTCCTGAATATCTGTTAGTTGTTGTTTTTGTTTGCTATTTAACAATGTAGGATTGCCCGCAATTCCTTTAGGCAGTAACATTGCTTCAATTCTTAGAAGCATTTCGCTATACCAGTTTGGTTCAACTAATATAACTTCATCGTCCTTTTCTAACACGTAGTTGTTGAATACTAATATTCTAAGCATCAACTATCTCCACATTAGTATCAAATGTAGTAAAGCCATTTTCTTTTGTAACTTGTAACACGCTGTTAACCCTTCCTACTAATTCATCTCTATGTGAGATAAGCAATATATTCTTTTGTCTATCACGTTCCATTTTCTTTAATACACCTAATGCACTTTCAACACCAACTGTGTCCATTCCACTATCAACAAGTTCGTCAATGCAAAGGAAGTTAATTGGATGATTCATGCTTTCAAATACATCACGGAATGCCCAACTAAGTCCAAGTATAAGTCTATTACGTTCACCACGTGATAAATTATCAAAGTCTAAGTCCTGGCCAAGTTGCGTAATAGTTACAGTTAGATCACTTTGGAATTGTACTTCATGTGGTAAACCTAATCGTGTAATGTAATATTCTAATCTTGTATTAAGGAACTGTAAGTTTTGTTCAATAATCTTTTTACGAATAAAACTATCTTTATTAGTAAGTAGTTTTAATAAAAAGTCTTGATGTTCTTTAAGTTCCGTAAGTCTATTTACCTCTGCCCAGTTTGTGTCTTGCAATCCAGTAGTTCTTAATATATCAATTTGTTCTATGTATGGATTAACTTCTTTTTCTGCTGCAGATAATGTTAGTTGTAGTTTATCAATCTTAGAAGAATGTTTATATGCTTCGTTTAATGTATTATATTCAATTCTAGGAGCAGTACCCAATGTGCCAATGTCTGTTAACGCACTAGTATACTCTG